AGCGTTTCTGCTGCATCCGTTATGTTTGTCAATCGGCAAACAAACGACGGCACACTTATTGATTTTGCCCAGGATCAGGTAACCGAAGGCTCTATCTCTGTCTCCGGCACGACTGTTAGCTACAACGGTGCTCACCTTTCCCGCTGGTCCCAGCTTCCTGGCGGCGTCGAGCGTACCGAGATCCTGCGCGGCACCGTGCTGAGCAACAGCGACGAGATGTGCGCTTGGGGTGAGGAAGACAACGAGCAGCTCAACCGCATGAAGGTCTCCGACGTTGAGGGCGACCCCAACGTGGCTGGTGTCTTCCAAGGCTGGGACGATGACGACGATACCTACACCGATGACTTCTACTGCGCGATGACGGGTGACTTCATTATCCGCATTGCAGAAGGCGTCACGGTGCAGCGGGGTGATCTGCTGATGTCTGCTGGTGACGGCACCGCCAAGCCCCAAGGCGATGACATTGTGCGGAGCAAGACCGTCGCCAAGGTCACTTCAACCCACGTCACCTGCACCTACGACGATGGCAGCTACTGCGTGCCTTGCGTTCTGATGGCTTGTTAAGCCTCGTAGTCCTACTCACTAAACACCTCTAGAGCCTACCAATCCCGGTGGGCTCTTTTTTTACCTTATAAACATATTCATTCACATGTCTGACACCACTTTCACTTGGAACGTTGCAAATCTTGAGCGTGAAACCGCTGACGGTTATGTCTACACGGTTCATTACACCGTAACCGCTGCTGATGATACCTACAGTTCCGGTGCCTATGGATCCCTCGGCCTGGAGCGTCCTGAAGCTGACCTGATCCCCTTTGCTGAACTGACCGAAGGCACCGTCGTTGGTTGGGTGCTTGAGAAGCTCGGTGATGAAAAGGTTGAAGAGATTTGTGCAGCACTCCAACAACAACTTGACGAACAACACCAGCCCACGAAATCGGCTGGAGTACCTTGGTAATTAACCATGCTTACGCTCTTCGGGGTCAAGGTTTCCTATGAGACCTTGGCCTTTTTTACTTTGTTCATTGCTTCTGAGTACCTCGGTCTAACTAAGAAGCGCCGCTCCAACAGCGTTACCCAAGCCATCTCTATGGCAGCTGCATACTTCAGCAAGCACCGTACTGAAGACGATAAGATCCGCCGCCTGCGTCGGGCATTCACACGGAAGTGACTCATGGTAGTGCTTCCTGTCAAGCAGTACTACCCACAGACGGATAGCGCCACGGTTCACGGAGATCGGATGTGCTTTAGCTCGACATGCGCTATGGCCATCAAGTATCTCCGTCCTGACGCCTTGCGTGGTAGTAACGCTGACGATGATTACCTCCGTACCGTGTTGAAGTACGGAGATACAACTGAATACACTGCTCACATCAAAGCTTGTAAGGATTACGGCATCACCGCCACCTTCTACAAGAATGGAACCAAACAAGCTCTTCTAAGCGAACTGAAGAACGGCTACCCCACAGCTACAGGCATCCTCCACCGAGGCCACGCCTCTGCTCCTCGTGGTGGTGGCCATTGGATGCTTCTGATTGGTGACGAAGGTGGGAAGGGTGTCTTCCACGATCCATACGGTGAGATGGATAACGTCAACGGTGGGTACGTCACTGTCGGCTCCGGTGGTAAGGAAGTTCGTTACTCCTGGGTTAACTGGTTAAAGCGTTGGGAAGTAGAAGGCCCCCGTACTGGCTGGTTCATGACCTTCCGAGTTACAGCAACCCCGACACCAAAGGTCGCTACTGCTAACACCTGGGATGGTGTCAAAGCCGCTGCTAAAGCTGCTGGAGCCAAGTTCCCTGAAGTAGTCGCTGCTCAATGGGCTCTGGAGTCGGGGTATGGCAAGCACACCTCAGGCACACACAACTACTTTGGTCTAAAAGGTAAGAACGACGAAGGCTCCCTTGTCTCCACTACTGAGTTTGTCGGTGGCATGGAGATCAAAACCGATGCCCGCTTCAAGAACTTCCCATCTCTTGATGCCTGTATCACCTACATCGTAGACCGTTGGTACAAAGACTACAACGGCTACAAAGGTGTCAACCGTGCTTCCACACCTGAGGAATGCGCAGAGCTGTTGGTAAAGGAAGGATATGCAACGGACCCACTGTATGCCACCAAAATCCAACGCATCCTGAAGGAGCATGATTGAAGCCATCATCACAGGAGTTGTGTCTCTTGTAGTTGGTGTTGGCAGTGGAATCATTACCATTCACGGACGTTCTAATTCACGCATGGATCTGATCGACAAACGAATCGATGGTGTTGAATTACGTCTTGCTGAAAAGTATGTTCCCCGCCAAGAACTAGCCAACGCTTTACAAAAGATGGAGGATCACATGATCCGCATTGAAAATAAACTTGATCAGATTGTACTGAGAAATGGCTAACACTAAGAAGGCCACCGAGGAGCGTTTTAACCACCTTCATAACATCCTCACTGAAACACTTATCCAACGCCTTGAGTCAGGTGATGCCACACCTTCTGAACTCAAAGCAGCTGCTGACTGGCTTACCAAGAACGACATCTCTGGTGTCGCTTACGAAGGTAACCCGTTGGACAAACTTGCCAGCATTATGCCAAAGGTTGATCCCGACCTTGTCCGTCAAAGGATGATGCGGTAATGGCAAGAGACTACAAGAAAGAGTATGCAGCACGTGCAGACAAGATTAAAGCTTACCGCCGTGCTCATAAAGCAGATGATGCTGCACGAGCGCGAGCCAGACGCAGCATGGGCAACATTCCTGCTGGACATGAAGTCGATCATGTCGACGGGAATCCCCAAAACAATGCCAAAGATAACCTACGCATAGTCCCGCGCAAGGTCAATCGTAGGAAAGCTCCTTTTCAGAAAGCTGGTAAAGGATGACACCACTACTGCCTAGCCCTGATCACTACCTCCACAACCTAATAACGATGACAAGCTCTGAGGCAAAGAGGCTACACCGTCGTGCAATTAAAGAATACTTCGATTGTCAATGTGTCTATTGTGGAACTAAACATGAACCTGATGAACTCACTATTGATCACGTCCGTCCTCGTTCTCTTGGCGGACACTCTTTTACGACCAACCTTGTTCCGTCCTGTCGTAAGTGTAATCAGGCTAAAGGCAGTAACAACTGGCTCCAATGGATGAGGGAGACCTTTGGTCCTACCCCTCGTGAGCAGCTAATTCTTTCTCATATTAAGTAACTATGGCTCCGAAGAAACGCCCGTCGATGCTGCAACGACAGCGTCAACTCCTTCAACAACAGAAGCAGGTCAAGAAAGCTAGTTCCACCAAGCTTCCACCAAAGGGTGGTACTAGCGCAGGTTCTCCGAAAGCAGGAGCACAACGCCTTGCAACTGCTGTCAAACAGAAGGTTCAGCAGGATGTGACCGTAACTCGGGCTCTTGCCGACAACATGCGCCGCAACAGCGAGCGTGCTGCCCGTCAGATCAAGCCTGATCCTAGCCCCAAGGTTCGTTATTCCGGTACAGGCGGTCCAAATCCCAAGCCTCGTAACCTTCCTCCCGTTACTAAGCCTGTAAAAGGCGGCTCTAGCAGCGTTACCAGCGGCTCTGGTACAGCTAAAGCTACTCCACCTAACACTATTCGCTCTCCGCAGACCAAAGGAAAGCCTATTCCCAACACCATCAAACAGAATCGTCCTGCACCTCGTGGTGGAGCGCTGGATAAGTCTGGTCCCACTGTTGATGTGAAGGCTAACACTGGTGGTTCCACTGCTCGTCGGACTGGTGGTTCTAAGCCTCAACTTCCTAGTGGCAGTAAAACACCTACCGCCAGTAGCGGCCCTCGTGGTGTTGGTAACCCGTTACCCAATAGCGCAAGGCGTGGTGGCAATCTGCCTAGGGCTGGTGCCAATGCTTTCCGCACACGTACTGCGGATGTACGGCCTGCTACTCCGACAGCTCCTAAACCTCGCAGTCTTCAACAACCCAATGGTCCTGTTGGACCCCGCTTGAAAATCGGCGGCATTAAAGGTGCTGCAACTGCTGGCCGTCTTGGTAAGGCTGGACTCAGCTCTGTTGCCCTTGCAGCTATTACAGGTAAAGCTGCTGATACCCTCGGGAAAGCTGCTGATATGAAGCAGTGGGAGCGTGTCCAAAGTGAACTTAAACAGCGTCAAGCTGATTTCAAGGCACCTAAGCCTCAGACAGCTAAACCTGGGCAAAAAGGTGCTGTAAGTCCTCAGCAATCTGCAAAAACAAAGTCTGAGACTGTCGGATCCAACAAGCCTACAGGAACAACTGGCGGTAAAGCCCCTGCTGCGAAGCGTCCTGAGTATAAGAGACCTGCTTCTACTGCTAAAACTCCCTCTGCTGCTGTCCAGGCTACGGACAAGCGTGATAAAAAGAAACTCTTCTGATCAACTATGGCACCTCGTAAGCGTAACAAACAAGACGAACTCAACCGCACCTACCGTGGTGTTGATGCTGGTCGTGTTGGTAAATCCCTTAAGAACCAGGGCTACAGCCAAGATAACAAAGGTGATACCTACTACACCGTTGGTGGTGTGAAGTACGACGCTGCAACTGGCAAACCTGTCAAGAACCAACCCAAGCCCAAACCCAAGCCTAGTGGTGGTCCTACCCAGACTGCTCTTGAGAAGCGTCAACCTGCATCCGGTGGTGGTGGCTCTTCCCGTCCAATGCCGTCTGCTGTGACCTCTGGTTCCAGCTCTTCTTCTAACCGTCCTACACCTCCTGCTAGCAAGCCCAACGTTGGCCCTGTGGCTGATGGTGAGAGCTATGCACGGTCTAAGGATCCCAAGAAGTACAACCCGCTGATGCAGAAGACCTTCGGGTATCAGACCGGTGACGCACCTGATCAACGGAAGGCTAGCTCTACCCCAACTAACAGCGGCACCAAAGCCAGTGAGCAGACCAAGGACAACTACAGCTCTAGCTCGATCACTGACTCCAAGGTGAAGCCTCCTGCTGACATGTCGAAGTCAAAGACAACCAACCAAACCTCGACTGCTTACAGCACTGGATCTCTGAATAAGAAGTCAGAATCCCTGGCTGAACAGATCCGTAAACGTCGCATGGGTCGTTAACACCTCACCATTGAGGCCTAGGAGCGTCTACAAGGCACTTCTAGGTCTCTTTACGTATATTCTACTTGATGGATACTTTAACAGCCCTTAGAGACGATTTTAAACTCTTTCTTCAGGCGTTGTGGGATCAGCTTGATCTTCCCTCCCCAACCCGTGCTCAATACGCCATTGCTGATTACCTCCAGCATGGACCCAAACGACTACAGATCCAAGCCTTTCGTGGTGTAGGTAAGTCGTGGATTACTGGTGCCTTTGTGTTGTGGACACTCTTTAAAGATCCAGAGAAGAAGATCATGATTATCTCCGCTTCCAAAGAGCGGGCCGATAACATGTCCATCTTCCTACAGAAGCTGATCATTGAGACACCTTGGCTAGTACATCTTAGACCGAAGTCGGATGAAGCCCGGTGGTCACGCATTAGCTTTGACGTGAACTGTTCTCCTCACCAAGCACCTTCAGTCAAGTCAGTAGGTATTACCGGTCAGCTAACTGGTAGTCGTGCTGATCTAATGATTCTTGACGACATTGAGGTTCCGGGCAACTCAATGACTGAGATGCTTCGCGAGAAGCTTCTACAACTGTGTACAGAAGCTGAGTCTATCTTGACACCAAAGAAGGACTCTAGAATTATGTACCTCGGTACACCTCAAACTACCTTCACCATTTACCGTAAGCTTGCTGAACGGAACTACCGCCCGTTTGTCTGGCCTGCACGGTATCCCCGGTCCCTCAGCAACTACGAAGGTCTGATCGCCCCACAGCTCCAGGAAGACATCGAC